TACCAGCATTGGCATAAGTGTTTTTCTTATGCAGAAATTTTGCCGTTTTGCGTCAAAAAATATTTATAAGTGGCCTACAGAGGAAAAAGCCAGCATCCTGGAAAAACAGGGCTTTGAACGTGTGGGCGGGGAGGCTGCCCCTGCGGCTGACCGCTTTGCCACCATGAAAGACCTGCAGGAAGCTACCGAGGTCATCTATGCGCATATAAGCGAGACCTTTCAGAAAATGGGCGAGGCCATGTATGAACGCCTGCACAGCGCCCTGACGGCTGCCGCCCAGGATAAACCCAAGGCCGCAAAGGCCAGCAAAAAGGAGGAACCCCATGGAGGAACAGATCAGCCGGATAGCGCAGATAGTGCAAAGTAACCTGGGGCTGCCGGAGGAGCAGCATCCCCTTGTGCTGCGGTATGCGCAGCGGGTGGTAAACCGTATCCGCATATTTTGCAGCCGGAAAGACCTGCCGCCTCCCCTGGAGGAGGTGGCGGCGCAGATGGTGGAGGACATGGTGCGGGCCGACCGGGACGGCGCTGGCGGCGGGAACGAGGTATCCAGTATCACCCGTGGGGACACCAGCATCCACTACCGGGATAAAGCCTCGGCTTATCAAAACGCCGCTAATTTTGTCCGGAACTATGAAAAGTTTCTTATCCCCTTTCGGCGGATGAAGTACCCCAAGGAGCAGCCCTATGACTGAGGCAGATATTTTAGCCAGCACCTATACCGACACCTGCACGGTGTACCGGCCCCATAAGGTGATACAGCCCAGCGGGGAGAGCGTGTTCAAAAAGGGCTTGGAGGGGCAGGCGGTGTATGAAAATATCCCCTGCGCCCTGTCCAGCCCCACCGGGGGCAAGCTGAACCAAAGCCAAACAACCGCCAGGGTGGACACAGACTTTTCGCTGTTCGTGCGCCCGGAGGTGGATATCCAGCCGGGGGACACGGTGGTGGCGGTGCGCCTGGGTAAGCAGTTTGTGTGCGGGGCGGGCCTGCCGGAACGGCACCCCTCCCACAACAATGTCCCCCTGAAACTGCAGAAGGACAAAGCATAATGGCTGGCACGGATTACAGCTTTGAGGGCCTGGACAGGCTGGAGCAGCAGCTTTCCCGGATGATAGAGCAGGAATACCCGGCAGAGTTTGAAAAAATGGTGCTGCAGGTGGCCTATGAGCTGCAGGGCAAGGTCAAGGAAAAGACCCCTAAAAAGACGGGCCGCCTGCAAGACAGCTGGAAGGTGGGCAAGATACAGCGGTTTGGCGGCGAGTATTACATTGAAGTTTACACCAATGTGGACTATGCTGAGCCTGTGGAATACGGCCACCGAACCCGTGGGGGCCGGGGCTTTGTCCCCGGCAAGCACATGATGCAGCTGTCCCTGGAGGAGGTGGCGGCTCGTTTGCCCGGTTTCCTGCAGGGCTGGCTGGATGATTTTATCAGCACACACGACCTATAAGGAAAGGAGGCGGGGCGGTGGCGTCCACCATCTTTGAAAGCATAAAGGAAAGCCTTGTGAGGCTGTTCAAGGGCCTGTACCCAGCCTTTGACGTGTTCTGCGAGGAAATACCCAAAACCCGGCATGATGCGCCGGAGCCGGATATAGAGGACTATATTTTCCTGGATATCGTCCCCGCCGCCAACACCACGGCCAGCGCATACCACACAGACCGCCGGGTGCTGGTGGACGCCGCCATCCATACGGCCTCGGAAAGCAACGGGGAATATCTGCGCATAGGCCAGGAGGTGGACGGGGCGGTGCGGCCTGTGTTCCATTTTACGGACGGGGGCGAGGCCAGGGCCATCACGGTGCCGGACATTTCCCTTAAGGTAGTGGACAGGGTGCTGCACTGCACCTTTACCCTCAGTTTCCGGGACAGCATAGAAGAACCGCCCCAGCAGCCCCTTATGGAGGAGCTGGATATCCATATAAGCAACACAGAAAGGACGTGAGGCAATGGGATTGCCTGAGATCAACATTATTTTCAAGACCAAGGGCCTGACCGCCATCCAGCGCAGCGAGCGCGGCATTGTGGCCGTTATCCTCAAGGACGATACCGAGGGCGGGCAGCCGGTCAGTATTTATAAAAGCATTTTGGACGTGGACTTTTCTCAGTTCACCCAGCGCAACTACGAATACCTCAAGCTGCTTTATGAGGGCGGCCCCTACAAGGTCATCGTGGTAAAGGTGCCCACCACTACGGAAAGCCTGTCCCCATGGCTTAAGAAGCTGCGGGACTTGAAGTGGAACTATCTCACGGTGCCGGGTATTACCGATGATGAAAAGACGCTGGTATCCGCCTGGATAAAGGAAGAACGGGAAAAAGACCACAAGACCTTTAAGGCCGTGCTGCCGGAGTGCGTGGCTGACCATGAGGGCATTATCAACCTTACCACGGGCAATATCCAGAGCACCCTGGGTGGTGAGGCTTTTTCCACGGCGGAATACTGCGCCCGGATAGCCGGGGTGCTGGCGGGGCTTTCCCTGGCCCGTAGCAGCACCTATTTTGTGCTTTCGGATATCGTCAGCGCGGATGTGCCAGATGACCCGGACGAACGGATCGACAAGGGGGAGCTGGTGATCGTCTTTGACAGCGAGAAATACAAGATAGGCCGGGGCGTGAACAGCCTGACCACCTTTACCCCCGAGCATGGCGAGGAATTTTCCAAAATCAAGATCATGGAAGGGGTGGACTTGTACCAGGACGATATCCGCAGCACCTTTGAGGACGCCTATGTGGGCAAGGTCATCAACGACTATGACAACAAGCAGGCGTTTGTGGCGGCCATCCGGGCCTATCAGAAGTCCCTGGAGGGCAATGTGCTGGACAGCAGCTTTGACAATACCGCCGCTGTGGATATCGAAGAGCAGCGGCGGTATATCGAGAGCAAGGGCATCAACACCACCGATATGAGCGACATTGACATTGCCAAGTACAACACCGGCTCCAAGGTCTTTATTTCCAGCAACGTCAAATTTGTGGACGCCATGGAAGATTTGAGCCTGGTGTGCAATATGTAGAAAACATTGCACAAGCGCAAGTTTTGTAAGCGAAAGGAGGAAAGCGCATGAGCAAAATCAGGGGAAATAAGACCCTTTCCGGCACCTGGGGCGAGGTGTGGGTGGATGGCGAGAAAATCTTTGAGCTGTCCAAGGTGGAGCTTAAGATAACCGCCAACCGGGAAGACGTGCAGATAGGCGTGGACGTGGACAGCAAGATGACTGGCCTCAAGGGTGAGCTGACCCTCACCACCAAAAAAGTATACTCCCGGTACAATGCCGTATTTGAGAATTGGAAAAAGGGCATCGACCAGCGCAGCCAGATCATCACCAAGCTGGCAGACCCGGACGCTGTGGGGGGCCAGGTCGAGCGTTACAGCTGCGATAATATCTGGTTTAACGAGCTGCCCCTTGTCACCATGGAAATGGGCGGTATTATTGAGCAGGAGGTTAGCGGCGGCTTTACCCCGTCCGACCTTGTGAACCTGGACAAGATCGCATAGTTTAGGAGGTACTTACAATGGCAGAAAACAAAAAGAGCCTTTTGGCTGAATTTTCCCGCAAGGCCATGCAGCGGCTGCAGGCCAAAAAGGCGCATAAGAAGCAGGTGCTGCACGTCCCCGGCCTGGAGCAGGATATCACCATCCGCAGCCTGACCTATAACGAGATTGCGGAATGTAACGAGATTGACGATAGCACAGACAGGGGGCGCAGCGACAAATACGGGGTTTACCTGGCTATGGTGGAGCCGGACTTAAAGGCCGCCGCCAAGGAGATCATGGAAGCCGAGGCCGACCTTCCCCTGGAGGAGCGTACCCTGCACGAGCCCCTGGACATTATGAATGTTTTTGAAATATTCGAGCTCAACCAGATCGCGGCGGCGGTCATGAAACTAAGCGGTGTGATTGGCGGCCAGGGCAAAGACGTGACGGCGGTAAATGAGTTAAAAAACTCATAACCCAGGATGGCGATGCGTACCTGCTGCACTACTACATACAAAAGGGCTGGGATGCGGAACGGTTTTTGAGCCTAGACCGTGAATCCCGGCTCTTTTATGCTGCGTCCATGGAAAAGGCCCTGGAGGACAGGGCCGCTATGTTCCAGATCGACACGAAAGGAGGGGGTGGCTGATTGGGCGTTATCAAGGGCGCAATCTCCATTAAAGACAATATGTCGGCCACCCTGCGCAGCATACGGCAGGAGCAGAGCGCTTTCCGGCAGGATGTGGCCAAGACCAAGCAGGAGCTGAAAGCCACCTGGGATAAAAAACGCACGGCACGGCTGGACGCTACGGCGGCCCATAAGGCTATGGAGAGCCTAAAGCAAAAGGCCCAGCCTCTAAGAAAGAAAATCGTCATGGCAGCGGCCCTTAAGGACGCTGCCAGCGACAAAATACGCAATGTAAGCAATAAGGTCAAAGGGGTGGGCAAGCTGGTGGCCCGCCCCTTTGTGAAACTCAAGGACGGGGCCACCTCCCTGATAAAGGGCGTGGCCAGCAAGGTAAAGTCTGTAGGCAAGCTGGTGGCCCATGCCACGGTGAAGCTGAAAGACGGGGTGACGGCAGGGCTTTCCAAGATAAAGTCCGGCCTTGCGGCTGTAGGCAAAAACGTGGTGATCCCCGTGACCCTGGCAGCCGCCACCATCACCATGGGGGCCGTAAGCCAGGGGGCCAAGCTGGAACAAAGCCTGGGGGGCGTGGACACGCTCTTTAAGGACAGCTCCAGCGTGGTCAAGGCGAACGCCGCCTCGGCTTTCAAAACGGCCGGCCTGTCCGCCAACGAGTACATGGAGCAGGTCACCAGCTTTTCGGCCTCCCTGATTGGCAGCTTAAGCGGGGATACCGCCAAGGCCGCTACGGTGGCCGACATGGCTATGGGCGATATGGCGGACAACGCCAACAAATTCGGCACGGACATGGAGTCCATCCAGAACGCCTACCAGGGTTTTGCCAAGCAAAACTATACCATGCTGGACAACCTCAAGCTGGGGTATGGCGGCACCAAGGAGGAAATGCAGCGGCTGCTGCAGGACGCCCAGAAGCTGACCGGCACCGAGTACAATATCGACAACCTGTCGGATGTATACAACGCCATCCACGCCGTGCAGAACCAGCTGGGCGTGACCGGCACCACGGCAAAGGAGGCCAGCGAGACTTTCAGCGGTTCTTTCTCAGCCATGAAAGCCGCCGCCCAGAACCTTTTGGGGAATATGGCCATTGGCGGGGACGTGACCGGCTCCATGCAGAGCCTGGTGGACACGGCCTCCACCTTCCTGTTTAACAACGCCATCCCCATGATAGGGCGGGTGTTATCCTCCCTGCCGGGGGCGATAAAGTCCGGCATCAAGTCCGCAGGCCCGAAAATCAAGGCGGCGGGCGGCGAGATCGTCAAGAGCCTAAAGGCCGGTATCAAGGGTATTTTGCCCTCCAGCATGGGCGGGCTTGTCACGTCTGTCTTTGACGGCCTGCTGCCCAAAATCGGGCCAGCCTTTGGGAAGATAACCTCGGGCCTGGGCTCCATGCTGAAATCAGCCTCCCCCTATCTTGTTTCCTTTGGGGAGGCCGTCATAAGCGGCATAGGCGGGGCCATTGACTTTGCTGCCGCAGCCATGCCCGCCCTGGTGACCGCCTTTGACACGGTGCTGCCGGTCATAGCCAGCATTGCGGGGGGCTTCCAGACCCTTATGCCGTCCATTATGAGCTTTGGCGGCGCGGTTATGGGTGCCATCCAGCAGGTGGGCACGGCGGTCATGCCGGTCATTGCCAGCATCATGGACACGGTGCAGTCCGTGATCCCGGCTGTGCTGCCGGTGCTGGAAACGGTAGTCACACAAATAGGCTCTATCATAAGCGCGGCGGCCCCGGTCATAGGCGGGCTGGTGGAGGGCATCGGGCAGGTCATATCGGCCCTGGCCCCTGTGTTCCAGACCATCTTTGACGGCATCGGCCAGAAGGTGGGCACAGTGCTGGAGTTTGTGGGCAGCAAAATGGGGTGGATACAGCAGATCATAGGGCAGGCAGCGCCGCTGATTGCCAGCGTGCTTTCCTCTGCGTGGTCGGTCATTTCCCCCATACTGGACATGGCGATCAGCGTGTTCCAGCTGCTTTTCAACGTAACGCAAACTGTCTTTAACGGCATTTTGGGTGTGGTGCAAAACGTCTGGAACGCCATCCAGCCCATTATCTCCTCTGTGGCGGACGCCCTTTCCTGGGTATCCAGCAAGGTGAGCGGGCTGTTCGGGGGCATATTCGGCGGCGGTGGAGGCGGCAGCGTGGGTGCGAACGCCGAGGGCACCAACAACTGGCGGGGCGGCCCCACCTGGGTGGGCGAGAAAGGCCCGGAGCTGGTAGACCTGCCCCGTGGCAGCCGGGTGCTGCCCAATAAGGAAAGTGTGCAGGTGGCCAGGGCCGCCGCCCAGCCCCAAAGGGGCGGCACGGTGATACACCTTACCATTGCCAAGCTTGCAGACCAGATCATTGTGCGGGAGGACGCCGACATCGACCGCATAGGCGAGGCGGTGGCTAAAAAGGTGATACTGGCCATAGAGAACCTTGTGCCAGCGTAAAGGGGGGACGGCATGAAAGAACGTATCATAGAATTAAGCTATAATAACCATGAGGAAATGTTCGAGCTGCCCATAAACCCGGAGGAGTTCGAGTTTACGGAACCCCATAACAACCAGCGCATTACCCTGCTGAATATCGGGGAGGCAAACCTTATGGGGCATAGGGGGCTTTTGACCGGCTCCTTTTCCAGCTTCTTCCCCTCCCGTTCCTCCCCCTTTGCCCGGTATGCGGACAGGGAGCCTATGGAATATATCAAGCTGCTGCAGAAGTGGAAATCCAAGACCCAGCCCATCCGGGTGATTATCAGCGACTGCGACTTTAACCTGGCTATGACCATAGACAGCCTTACATACAGCCACAAGGAGGGGGACAAGGACGTATATTATACCCTGGATTTGACCGAGTACCGCTTTCTAAATGTGCCCACGGTCAAGCAGGAGGCTGCCGCCCCCAAAAAGGACAGCGGCCTCAAGGAGCGGCCCAATACCCAGCCTGCCCCCAAGACTTATACGGTGGTATCCGGGGACTGCCTCTGGAATATCGCCAAGAAATTTTATGGGGACGGCAGCCAGTACACAAAGATTTACAATGCCAATAAGGGGGTGATCGGAAGCAACCCCAACCTGATAAGGGCGGGGCAGGTTTTTACAATCCCGTAAGAAAGGAGGCGGCGGTATGATTGACTGGTTTATAGGCGGGGCCACGAAATACAAAAAGCTGGTGGTCAATAACCGCGACCTGTCCCAGCTGGTGGGCACGGTGGCCTGGAGCGGGGACAGCAAGCAGGTGGCCCGCAAGCTTACATTTACAGTGGCCTCCCGGGCAAGCGACCGCTTCCTGCCCAAGGTGCCCATCCGCGAGGGAGATCAGGTAGTTTTCTCCTACAAGGACAAAAGCGCCCCGGAAAAGGTGCTTTTCGGCGGGCCTGTCCTGGACATTGACAAGGCGGCTTCCGGGAACAGCATCACATACACGGCCCTGGACCTGCTGTTCTATATCAATGGCAGCGACATCAGCCATGTATTTGACGATACCCCGGAGGCCATTACCGCCTGGGTGTGTTCCCACCTGGGGGTGCCCTTTGGCTCGGCTGCCTCTACGGGCATCCGGGTATATATGCCGTGCCTGGGCAAGAGGGCCTATGAGGCCATCATGGCAGCCTACACAGCCGCCAGCCGCCAGAATGGCAAAAAGTATATACCCATGATGCGGGATATCAACAAGGTATGCGTCATAGAAAAGGGCGCTTTGTGCGGGGCCGTCCTGGAGGGCGGCTATAACCTGACCGAGGCCAGCTACAAAACCAGCCTGCAGAATATGGTCAACCGGGTGGTGATCACCAATAAGGAAGGGGGCCAGGTGGGCGTGGTGGAGGATGCGGAGGCCCGGAAGAAATACGGCACCCTCCAGCGGGTATACCAGCAGCAGGACGGCAAGAACGATACTGCCGAGGCCAAGGCCCTGCTGCAGGCTATAGAGCAGTCCGGCGCGGTGACGGCCATGAGCGATGTGCGGGCCATATCCGGCTATGGCATCATCGTGCAGGAGCCTGTCACCGGGCTTTACGGCAAATTCTACATTGAAAGCGATACACACACCTTTTCGGACGGCAAGGACGAAATGCAGCTGACCCTGGCTTTCTCCAACATGATGGACGAAAAGGAAATTGACAAAGAAACGAAAGCATAAGGGAGGCGGTAAAGTGGCAGAGCATTGGGCGGCGGCAATGGCCAGCGCCATGCAGGGCCTTGCAGGCGGGAAAGGCAGCGGCCAGGGGCTGCTGTTTGCCCGGATCAGCAGCGCCAGCCCCCTGGTTATCCAGGTAAACGGGCAGTCCATTTCCCGGCACCTGTACCGGAATTACGGCTATATCCCCCACGCCGGGGATCAGGTGCTGGCCCTGCGGCAGGGGGACGCCTTTTACATTTTGATGAAGGTGGTGCCCGCATGAGCATTTTCCCCTTTATCGACCCGGACGCCCTGGGGCCGGAGGAAAGCACAGAGCTGCCCCTGTTCCGGGAGTATGCCTATGACTTCCAAAACAACTGCCTGCTGCTGAAAAGCGGGCAGACCTACCTGGTAGAGGGTAACGAGGCCCTGCGGATATGGATATTTAAGGCCCTTACCACCGAGCGCTTCCGCTATACGGCCTATGACGCAGACTTCGGCAGCGAGATAGATACCCTGATAGGCAGCCCCTTAAACAGCGATATCGCAAAGTCGGAATTAAAACGCTTTATCACCGAGGCTTTGATGGTAAACCCCTATATTGAGGAGCTGGGCAATTTCCAGATAACCCAAACGGGCAGCGGGGTAAAGGCAGAGTTTGACTGCACCACCATTTACGGGCCGGACAAAATAGCATGGGACTTTAAGGGGGTGAAACTGTAATGAGTGATTTAGACTTTAGTGCCAGCGCGGTGCTGCAGCGGATGCGGGAAAGCCTTAAGAATGACGCCAACCGCATGGAGGGTGGCTTCTGCATGGACAACCTGCAGGCAGTGGCCGAGGAGATATCCAGGCTTGACGCCATGGAGGTCATGCCCCTCCCGGACAGGGTGCTGCTGGACACAGCCGAGGGGGAGTTCTTAGACCGCAAGGCCCTGGACTACAACGAAACCCGGAACCCGGCCACGGCAGCCACGGGCACCCTTCTCTTTACCGGGGACGTGGGGGCGGCTGTCCCCCAGGGCACGGCGGCGCTGTGCGGCGCTCTGGTGTTCGGGACAACGGCCCCGGCCCGGATCGGCGCGGACGGCACCTGCCAGGTGGGGGCCGTCTGCCTGACCAAGGGGCCAGTGGGAAATGCCCCGGCAGGGGCTATAGCAGCCCTGCAGGCATCGGTGGACGGGGTGAAATCCGTTACTAACCCGCAGCCCTTTGGGGGCGGCACAGAGGCCGAAAGCGACGGCTCCTTCCGGCAGCGCATTTTTGACAAGATACGCCGCCCCATTACCAGCGGCAACCGCAACCACTTTATCTATTGGGCCAAGCAGGTATCCGGGGTGGGCGGGGCCAAGTGCCTGGGGGCCGAGGTATGCGGGGCGGGCAAGGTGAAAGTCATTGTTTTGTCCGACCAATACAAGGCCCCGGACAGCGTGGTGCTGGAGAATGTAAAAGCCCATATCGAGGAAGAGCGGCAGATCGGCGCGGACGTGGCGGTGGCGGGGGCCTCCCCCAAAGCCGCCCATATCGTGGTGGTGCTGGTAGCGGCCCCCGGCTACAACATAGCCGACATACGCCAGAACGCCATAACGGTGCTGCAGGCATATGTGGACAGCGTGAACCGGGAGGACTTCGACCAGGCCCCGGCCCGGGGGGATGAGGGCCGGGAAAGCACCATCAGCTACTACCGCATAGGCGATCTTATTTTTGGGGTGGAGGGCGTGTCCGATATCGTAAGCTATACCCTAAACGGCGGCCTTGCCTCCCTCACCTGCGGGTATGGGGAATACTTCACCCTGGAGGAGGTGGACATCCATGCCGCTGACGGATGATTTCATGCTGCCCCGCAGGGTGCGGACTATGGAGCAGATGGCCGACCTTCTCCAAGCAGAAGAGGCCGAAATAAGCCAAACCCAGCGAACCATAGACGCCATGGCGGCCCAGCTGACGGTGGGCACCAGCACTTTCCTGCTGCCCCGGCATGAGCGCATATTCGGCCTGCCGGTCAATACCGGGGAAAGCCTGGAGGTGCGCAGGGCCAGGGTGCTGGCAAGGCTCAACACCAGGGGCGTCACCACGGTGCAGGCCATACGGGAGCTGGTGCAGATCATAACGGGCCGGGAGGGGGAAGTCACTGAGCACTTTTCGGACTATTCCTTTTCCGTGACCGTCCGCCTGCTTTTCCCGGACGCAACCAAAGACCTGGGGGAGCTTATCCGGCAGATAGACGAAATAAAGCCCGCCCACCTGGTATTTGACACCATCGGGGCGGTGCAGCCGGTGGTGCTGGAAAACCGAAACCGGCTGCTGTTCGTGAGCCAGTCCCTGCGGCTGCGGGTGAGCAACCTGGGCGAGGGGGCCATATACCTGGACGGGCGCAGAAGCCTGGACGGCACCTGGCAGCTCATGCAGAGGTTTGCCAGGGGCGCGGCCTTTTCCCGGCTCCTGCTTTCCATGGGGGCCAGCAACCGACATACCTGCGGACAGGCCCTCGGCTGGGCCGTGCGGGCCATGGCCCGTATGCAAAACACGGTGGGCCTCTCTTCTGTGCAGGTATGCCGCTACGGCGCAAGCAGCCTGGGGGCAGAGGAAACCCTGCTAAACGGCAAGCGGCCCTTAGACGGGGGCTGGTATCTTGCTGCCTCCTTCAGCAAGGGGCTGAGGCTGTCCCGCTTTACTTGGGCCAGCAGGGCTGTAAACCGGCAGGAGGCGCAGGGGGCGGTAACTTTCCGGGCACAGGCGAAAAACGCCCACAAAGGGGCCGTAATGGGCCTTTATAGGGCGTTTGGGAAGAATGTGCAGACAGCACGGCAGCAGAGACTTACAGCCGCCTGCAGGGCCGTGAACGCCCAAAGGGTGGCAGCCTTTGTCACCTCCCGGATAGACCGGGGGCTGGACGGGGCTTTTTACTTAGACGGCGCAAAGAAACTGAACGCCGGGACAATAAGGAGTGAAATTTAATGGCAAGCAGCACCACAAACGTTATCACCCGCCAGAGGCGCATTTATCTGGCACAGATCTCCAGGGGGGCCATTGAGACCATCCCGAAAATTACCCATATCGCCTTTGGGGACGGGGGCGTGGGCGAGGACGGGCAGCCCCTGCAGCCTAACGAGCTGCAGACGCAGTTAAACAATGAGATCGGGCGGTATGAGATTGCCAGTGTGGAAAACCCGGTGGAGACCACCAACCGCTACACTGTCACCATCCCGGAAAGCGATTTGAACGGGAAAAACATCAACGAAATGGCGCTGGTGGATGCAGATGGCCAGCTGGCGGCGGTGAAAACCTTCCTCAATAAGGGCAAGGATGAGGATGTAAAATTCACCTTTGAGTTTGACGAGGAATTTTAGGGGAGGGCGCAATGGCAGAGGAATATTACAAGATACCAGAAAACCCGGAATACAGGGCCGCCGCTATCCGCAAGCTGCAGGACAGCGACCCGGCCAGCGCCACCCGGATTTTCAACCCCCTGATAGAGGCGATGCTGGAAAGCCTGGCCCATGTGCAGGCACATAAGGCGGCGCTGGGGGAGGACGGCAAGGTGGACGCCAGCCAGCTGCCGGAGATGGACGCTTCCAATTTTACCTATGACGGCCAGCCGCTGGATGAATTCCTGGACGAAGTGAAGGAGTCTGTTTCCGTTGACCGTGGCATCCCCCGGACGCCATACCAGTTTGGCAGCCTTACCTATAACGGGGAGGTGCAGAAACCCGTCTGGAATGGCTTTGACCCTGCGGCCATGCTGATAAGCGGGATACAGGAGGCCACGGATGCGGGCACCTATGAGGTCATATTCTCCCCCAAGCATGGCTATTATTGGACGGATAACGGCGGCAACGAAAGCCGGAGCAGCTTCTGGACAATAGGCCGTATAGAGGTGGAGGTGCCCGTCCAAAGCAATTTCCCGGTTTATAACGGGGAGAGCCAGTCCCCCGAGTGGGAGGGCTACCAGCCGGAGATCATGACCCTGGCGGGCACCACCAGCGCCACCGGGGCCGGGGAATATGCGTCAAGCTTTATCCTGGACAATAACTACCAGTGGCCGGACGGCACGGTGGGCAGCCGGGATGTCACCTGGGCCATAGGGCGGGCCACAATAGCCTCTGTGCCCAGCCAGAGCGGCAGCCTCACCTATACCGGGGAGGAACAAACCCCGGCCTTTGAGGGCTACAACGCCGCGCAGATGGCTATTGCGGGGGCGCAGGCAGGCACCAATGCGGGCACCTACAAGGTACAGTTTACCCCGGACGAAAATCATCAATGGCCCGATGGAACCACGGGGGCTAAAGAGGTAAGCTGGGCAATAGCCCCGGCAGCTGGCAGCATAACCCTGGATAAAAGCAGCCTGGAGCTGCGGGCCTCCCTTATGTCGGGGGTTATCACGGTAACAAGGCCGGGTGACGGGGCCATAACAGCCACGTCCGGCAATACCAGCATAGCCACGGTAAGCGTGGACGGGAACGAGGTCACGGTGACGGCAAAGGCCAAAGGCTCGGTGAATATCACCATAGCGGTGGGGGCGGGCGCAAACTATACGGCCCCCCAGAACAAGACCGTAAGCGTGACCGTTACCCTGCCCACCACGGTGCTGAATGATAACAGCTGGGCCACCATCCAGGACGTGGCGGCCTCGGGCAATGCGGCTAACTATTGGAGCGTGGGGGATACAAAGAATATCACCATAAACGGCAAGGTGGGGAATTTCACCTTTGCCAATTTAGCCATCCAGACCTATATCATAGGGTTTGACCACAACAGCGCCAGGGAGGGGACAAAAACCATCCATTTCCTTATCGGGAAGATAGACGGCAAAGAGGTGGCGCTGTGCGATAATGGATATAATAACGAGCAGGGCAGCGCAGGTCATTTCCATATGAATAACAGCCGGACAAATTCTGGCGGGTGGGATAGCTGCGCCATGAACAAAACCCTTTTGAATGGTGCCAGCAATAGCCTGCTGAAAGCGCTGCCCAGTGAGCTGCAGGCAGTAATCCAGCCGGTGACCAAGTATACCGACAACACGGGCGGCGGCTCCAATACGGCATCCTATGTAACAGGCAAGCCTTGCAAGCTGTTCCTGCTGGCAGAGTTTGAGGTGCAGGGCACAAGGAGCTATGCAAATAGCGCGGAGCAAAACTACCAGCAGCAGTATGCCTATTTTAAGGCAGGCAACCCAAAGATTGCTAATCGACATACCGCAGTAACGTCTGCGGTGTGGTGGTGGCTGCGCTCCCCTTATTACAACGGCTATTACGGTTTCTGTTATGTGTTCAACGATGGCTCTCCTAGCTATGGCTATGCCTCTTGGAGTGCAGGCGTTCGCCCCGGCTTCTGCGTATCGGCGGCAGCCTAATCGTTTT